GGGCGGAACCCTTGGACATCTCTCGACTACTCAAATAGCCTCCACAAGTTTCACCGTCAACTCTAGTGACGCGGGTGATACAAGCACAATTAACTGGATCTTAATTGAGCCTAGCCCATGAGCGATGAATCCGTCATAGCCGTCAAAGAGAGTTCTTTGTTTGGAGCGTCCACGCGCTTCTGGCTCGCGCTCATCATAACATGCACAGCCTGCACGATGGCTTTGTGCGGTATGACAATTGACGAGCCTCTTTACAGTGCATTCTTGCTCACGCTCGGGTTTTACTTCGGCCAGAAGACCAAATCACCATGAGGAAACGCGCGTTAATCATATCACTCGGCCTGCTTGCCACGACGGGTTGCGCTCGGTTCTCCACAACGCAGCGCGATGAAAGGACCAATGAACAGACAGGCGAGACTACCACGATCACCACGAAAGCAGCGGCTTGGACGTTCTTCGACAGCAAAAGCCAGCTCACAACGTGGAAAGCCCAGCAGCAAGAAAACGATCAATCCGCCGAAGTTGGTAGCCTCACCCAAGAGTCCTACGGCACCAACGCGACCGAGTTGATCAAAGCGGTCGCCGAGGGTGTAGTGCGAGGCACCAAACCATGACGGGAATTGCGTATGAGCAGGGAAGACGGCGGCTCAGAAACGGGCATGTTTATCAAAAGCAGCAACGTGAGAACCACAGCCACTGTGATAGGAATTGTGACAGTGGCCGCCGGGGTGTTCGGCTCGTGGTCAACCTCAAGTTACCGTATTGACCAGACGGAAAAAGCAACGATCACGAATCGATCTCACATCGAGGACATGAAAAAGAGCCGCGATTCCGATCGTGAGATTTTGATCAGGATCGACGAGCGCTTGAAGCGGCTGGAGGAACGTCTTGGCAGGATAGCGTCGAATCCGTGATGCGAGGTCACCTCCTCCCCGCGTGATGCCTATGCGCGGCCCAGGCGCGAGCTGAAAGACTCGCGGGAATCGCGTTGGATCGCTTAGCGTCTCCCCCGCTGCGCCGCGATCCTATCCAGCTCCTTGAAAGGATCATGCTCTTCATTCGAGCCATTGAGCGCGTCATCCGCTCGATCCCGTCGCGTGCCTTTGCTCGTGGGTTCGCTTGCTTCGTAAGCCTCAAGCTGTTTCTTGAGCGCGTCCCGTTCTTCCAGCACCTGCCCAAGCTGTCTCAACACTCTCGGATACGCAATTGCCTGCTGATGAATGCGTGCTGTCGCTTTCACGCGCTCGCCCATGTCGCCGTTCGCGTCCTCAAGTAAACTCCGCACTCGCGCCCGTTCTCTCGCCATTAGCTTCGCGCCCTCCGCATCATCCGCAGGCTCGCCAAACAGATCCCCATACTGTTCTGTCAGCGCGTTCATCTCGCTCTCGTAGCTCTGCCGAATCTTCGCCTGCTGCGCCTGTTGCGCCGCGTTCTCTTTCTGGAAGTGCGTTCGCGCCCGTTCGCCCGCTTCCTTCAGCGCCTCCTTGCGCGCTCCATCCAGCGCCCGAATATCCTGATAATGCCGCGCTACCTCCTGCACATCCAGCGGGTCATTGAACATTGACTGAATCTCCTGCTTGGCGCTGCGCGGGTCCATGTTGAGAATACGTTGCAGATCACTCTCGCTCGCCGCCCGTTGCTCGCCGTTCTCGTCCGTCACCGTGAGTGTGTTCGCGTTCTCCAGCGCCTTGCGCAGCGCCTTTTCCAGCGGCTGCACGTGATTCTTTTGAAAATCTTCGCTCTCCGTGTAGGCGATCGTGCGCAGCTTGTCCTCGTAATCCTGCACGCGCTTCTGCGATGCATCCAGCTCTTGCGCCAGCTCCAGCGCCTTGCCTTCCGAGCCCTCGCGCAGCTTCCCGCTCAGTGTCTCCAGTTCACGCGCTTTTGCCTCCAGTTCGCTCTTGAGCTTCGCGTTCTGCTTGAGCTGTTCCTTGTGCGCCCGCCGCACCTGCGGCAGCGGCCCGAGCGCATTTACCTGCGCGTCTAGCGCGGCGTCGTCAATGGAAGCAGCGCTTTCATCAGCGATCGGCTTCCGTTCGCTCTTCTTCGTCCCGGCAAGCGCTTGCAACGCTTCTAGCGAATCCTCCCCAATCTGTCCGCGTTGTTCATCGTCGCGCGCATGCGGCTCCGGCGTATCATCATGTTCGCCAGGCCCATTATCGCCCTCAATCTCAGGTTCGGCGCGCAGCGCTTCATCCAGCGACGGTGCGGCCTCGTGAATCCTCGGTCCGTTGTTTCTCACGGGATCGGGCGTTTGTCTCGGCGCTCGCTCCGGCGCTCTGGATCTTCCGCTCCCCGCGATCTGCACGCCAAAGTTTCCGATTGTATCGAGTCCTCCCGTATCCGGCGCTCTTACTTGCGCGGCGTTAAACGCTGCCTGGTCAGAAGCGCTCGGCTTCGCGTTAATGGTGGGTGCTGTACGCTGCGCAGGCTTACTGGCAGGCGATGGTGTCGCTGTTGCTGTTGGCATAAAGTGTTAAACGGGGTTGAGCGGTCGCACAAACGGTATGTCGTGTTCGATTGACGGCGCTCCCACGGACATGAGTTGTTGCATGAAGATCCTCGCGCCTTCGAGTCTGTAGAAGTTCTGCGCTGCTTGCGCCGCATCCTGCGACTTGAGTCTCAGCGCGAATTGCGCGAACGCGGCTTCCAGTGCTACTTGAGCGCCATCGCTATTGATAAAACTGTTCCACTGCCCGGCTGGTGCGGGTGAACTCGGTGAAGCTCCGTGCAGCGCGAGGAATCGTTCTTTGGGTTTGATCATACGTGGATGTATTTGTTGACTATGCGCCCGTTATCGTCCATTCGATCATCGTACAGAGTTAAGATTCTTTGAGAGGCAGGGCTCGGCCAGAAGATACGGTATTTCGCGCTTTCCCACTCCGGATTGATCACCCACGTAGGCTCAAGCGCAGCTTTCCAAATCCTGCCGCCTCCTGGCAGGAAATGCGGCGCAACGCAGGCGGTGAGTATCGAGTTGAGAAAGGATCTGCGGTTCATTTCGCTGTGCTTTCATTCGCGCCCACTATCGCCTGTTTTTGCAATTCCTGCAACACCCTCCCGCGCGTTTTAATCGTCGTGTTCTCAAGCTCGTTTGCCGTGCGCGCGTTTTGCTCTTGAATTTCCTGCGCCGTTTTGGCGTCGCGTCGCTCAATCTCCGCGCTAAACGCCGCGTCTTTGTGCTGTTGTTTCTGCTCCGCCGTCATGCTTGCAATCTGCATCTTCTGCTGCGCCATCGCCGCCGTGGCCGCGATCTTTGCCTGCACTTCGGGCGGCACCTGTGCGCCTTGCTGTTGTTGCTCCTGCATCCGCTGTTGCAGCGACTGCGCAATCGGCGCGACCGCCTGAATCAACTCTTGCAGACCTGCCTCAAGCTGCGCCGCCTGCTCCCGCATCGGCTCATCCTGACTCACAAGCTGGATCACGCTCCCCACGTGTTGCGCGGCATTGAAAAACCCCGTCAGTTTGTCCGCGATCATGATCTCCACGCCTGGCGTCTGCGCCTCATCCAACCCTTGAATCTCTTGCGCCACCTGGCCGAGCAACTGCAAAATCACGCCAGCATACTCCACTGGATTCACATTGCGCGGCATCGGATACGGCAGCCCTTGCAACAGCACGCCCACCGCCATCGTCGCTTCCTTCGGCGCGTTGCTTTCAATCGCGCCCGTCAGCGGCACAAGCAAATTCGCCGTGGCTGCATCAGAGAAAGCCAGCGTCGCCTTGTGCAAGATCTGTCTCTGCGATTGCGGGTCATACGCAGCCCGCCACTGCATGAGCTGACTCGCCTGCAACTGCTCAATCGCCCTGTTCCCGCCTCCAAGCACCCGGCTCGGCTCGATATCCCAGTTATCCACGTCAAGCACGATCGACAGCGCTTGTGGCGGTATCCCGCCTTCCAGCAGTCGCGACACGAGCTTCATGTGCATGGGATGACGGCTCTCTCTGCTCGCCAATCGCCTGCACACTTCACGATACAGCGGCGTGATGCCTTCGTATGTCTGGTTCAACATCGCGCTTGTCAACGCCGCGCTTGTCTGCGCGCGAATAATCTCCGCCGTCGCCGTCTCAGGCGTCAATCCCCGTCCTCCGCCTCGCGCATCCGGCATATATGCGGCGCTGCTCGCATCCATTAACTGTTGATTCTGGCTGATCCCCATGAGCGCGAGCTGTTCATTAACTTCCCACCGCTCGTTCTTTGTCACGAATTGCAACCCATCAGGCACCGTCCCCATGTGCAACAAATCCACCTTCTCCAGCTTTTCGCGATCATCCTCGCCGACGTTGCGGAAGTATTGCAGCAGGCTCTCGAAGATCGAATCCGTAAACCGGCATCTCAAATGATTCTGCACGAGACAAATCGAGTAGAGCAAATACCCGTAGCTCCTGACCGAATGATACCTGCACGGCGCGACCAGGCTCACATTGCCAAACTGCCAGTGAATCTGCTGCCGCCAATCCTTCGAGTAAGCCTGCTTGCGCTTCTTTGAATCGTAGAGGAAGCAATTCTTGTCATCGTTGTTGAACTCGCTTCTCAAGCTCTCCGGCTGCAACGAGTCGTAATCCAACACGATCCTGCGCACCCACGCGCCTTCCTCATCCTCCTCCTCCTCGTGATAAAAGAAATCCCAGGCATAGATCACCGGCGCTGCGCTGCTCACAAAGAACCCGGAGTTGCTTTTCAAATCCTCTTCCAGCTTCTCCGGCATGAGCCATCTGTTCCCGCTCCACGTCGGTTGCAACTCCTGTTTCGCTAGCCCCGCTAGCATCTTGCTCACAAGCTCCTGGTTCCACCCTGGATCAACCTGCTTTCCATGCGTCATCTCATACAACTCCGCCCAGGTCCATTCGCGATAAATCGCGTAAAACGGCAGATTCCGCATGTTCGTGTAAGTTCGCGTTGGCACAAACACGTCGTCAATTCCAAGTTCCACCGGGATTGGAGCATACTTGTTTGTCCAATAAACCGGCTGGATCCCATGCAACGTCACGCTCCGGCTCATGTTTGAGAGCAAATCCTTCCACTCGCCGCTGCGTTTGAGCAATCGATTGACCTCCTCGGTTAAGACTGCGCTCCACTGCTCCCGAGCCCATCTCGGCCCGCGATCCAGGCTGATCTTGAAGAACTCACCCGGCTTGAGCAGCGCGTTCTCCATCTGCTGCACCGCCTGATGCGCCCTCACAGGCCCTTCGAGCGAGTTGTAATTCGCCCAGATCTTGTTCGCTTTGCGCTCCTCCTCCGTCCACGGCTGGTTGCCGTTGAAGAGCCAGTTGATACGTGCTCGGTTCTCCGCCAGCGGCAGCGTCGCGATCCGCATTTGCTGCACTACAGTTTGAATGGAAGAGGCGTCTTTGAAGGTCATGGTTTTTGCTCGCCGTGCATTGGGCTTTATACTAACGGGTTATTATTGGAGTTTCAATAAGCGATTATCACAGGCTTTGGTTCATCTCGTGGGGGCAAGCTCAGGATGTCGTCCAGCATCTCATTTGCGTGGTCCGGATGTTTTTCGCTGTGAAAGAGTTGGTGCGTTATGAGTCTGTCATCACCGACAGGCAAGTAACGCGCTCCACGCCTCCATCTTAAATATCGTCCAGCAGGCGGGCAGCAGTAATTGAGCTGCTTCTTCGCTCCGCATCGCCACAGCCATGCGTTCAAGTGTGGTTCTTCTCCTGCAAACTTCCAATCCGCTGTTCTATAATGTTCGCGTATTTCTTCCAAGCCGGACTTCAAGTTCGCCTTTGCTCTTACTCCCGCCACAACTACACACGACTGTCCATAGTGCATCGTTTGATCGTTCGCTTCCACTCCCGGCACCGAGTAACCTGTCAAGTGCCGTGGCAAGAGCGGATAGTCAAAGTCATCTCTCAAGGCAATTTCCATCAAATCATCCAAGCAGCGATTAGGTACAATATCCGCGTCAAGGATTACCGCCGCGTCAAACGGGCTATTTACCAAAGCGTCCAGCTTTCCCATGTATATTTCATCCAAGTTCTTGTCCACCAGCTCAACCATCTCAATCGAATGTTGCGAGAAGCTTGTGATGCCTTTCTCAAGCACTTTGGCCAGTTCCTTGAATGATTCATTGAATACTGTGATATAGCCTGTGCTCATAGTCTGACTACTCTAAAACATCGTGCTGACGAGTGTTCGTGATTTGCCGCTTGTAGGGTGGTTCTCCATCAAAGGAAATGAGCCCATGCTCGCGTAACAAGATCAACTCTTTTGCTGTGAATTTTTGAGCAGTCCAAACTTTGTCGGTGATATTGAAAGGGCGATCTCGGTCGTAGCCGAATGAATAGAATCCGGCTAATTCGGGATTGGTTTGCACGAATTTAAAGAACTTGTCTTCCGCTGAAACGTGAGGAGTCGCGCTTGTTTGTGTTTCTGTTCCGAGAAACCATCGCACAAACTCAAGACACCAATCCCATTTGAACAGGCAGAGTGAATTCGCTGCCCAAGGCATCTTAAGTCTGCCGTAGATCATTTTGCGGTCTCCAATCTCATCATACATCTGTTTGATGTAGGGTCCGAAGGCAAGCAGATCCTGCTCCTTATAGACGAGGTCGCATTGATTGAGCCAAGCCAGGAGCGCGCCTGTGCAAACCACGATTTGATTGGCCGGGAACTTAGGCGGGTAAACTCCGTGCGTATTGGAATCCACCGTGTCTCCAACCAGATTGATCCAGTCGCCCGGCGCGTCTTTGATTGTATGGCCGCCCATAGAGATGATGCAGACTTTTTGCGGTTTTACATCCGCTTCGATCGTGTTTCGCCACCAAATAGGATAGAACCAATCCATACCGCTCTCCGGCTTATTGAAATAGCCGCTGACTACAAGATATTTCACGGTCGTTTAAAAATCGCCCATCCGTTGCGGTCGGTTTGATCATCGCCAATCACAGCCCACTTCAAATTCAGCAGCATGGCGCGTTGCTTCGCGTTCTTTCTTTCCTTTGTGTCATCGAGCGCTGCTATCGTAAGCCTCGGCAACAGCGCATCAAACTCTTGATCCGTTGTCTCGTCGCTGCCATCGAATAGAACCATATCAATCGCTTGCGGCAGTTCGTCTATTACACCGAGCGCGTGTCCGTTGATAAAGCGAATGCGCGGGTCTTTATACCATCTGGATGCCTCCAGCCACATTTCAGGGCTTTGTTCAATCGTCCATATGCGCTGGCTTGGTCGAATCAAGCCTAGTGCAAGACAAAGCGTGCTTCCCAGCCCATGCCACGTGCCGATCTCCACAATCTTCTCGCATTGCTTTGCAAGCTCTGTCAGTGCGTCACCGAACTTCGACCCCGGCAGAATCTGTCCTTTAGGTTCGCTCATACTCTTTCCACTCTCACGCCATCCCCAACCCACGGCATGTATTGTTTGAGATCAGCGGGCCACTCGTGATTCTCTTGCAGCCTCATCCACCCTTTCACCGCGTCTTTATAGAGCTTCCCGCACTCGTTGTTGCTCGATCCATAGTATTGCTCTTTGAACGCAACCTGCGCTTCCGTCGCATACGCATAGTGGTCAAACACGAGTCCTGCCGCTTCCGTCTCCGCGTGCGTGAACGGTCTTTCCGTGATCCCGTCCACCACAGGCGGCTCATGGCTCTTCCATCTCATCCCCGGCTCCCATCGCCACACGCGCTTCCACTCGTAAGCTTCATTGTTGCCGTAGCCGTTTCTGCTTGTAATCATAATGTCCCGCCCCACGAAGTAGCGACAGTAGAAATGCGCGCAGTTTTTCACTCGATGCTCCGCGAACATCCGCGCCATGCACATGATCTGCTCTGCGCTCCAGCACTCATCCGCATCCACCTCCCACACGAGGCTCGGCTCTCTGATCGTGTGGCATAGCGCATTGAGCATGTGCGTCTTCCCGTTCCACAGCTCGCGCTGCATCAACTTAACGCGCGTATCCCATGCCGCGATGCTTTCCAGATACCCCGTCGTGCCGTCGATCGACAACCTCGGCGTCATCGGCGCGCACCATTTCGTGCAATGCTTGGGCGCGGCCACGCCTTCGGCAATGCGCCACTCCCACTCAAGCTCCAGTTTCTCGAACTCGCTCAAATGCCGCGTGATAAACGGCATCGCATCCAGTGCGAGCGTTACGAATACGATGCGCGGCGTCTGCGGCGTCGGGATCTTCATGGACTTTCTCTTCGTTTTCATACCCTCAACAGTTCAAAATCCTTCCTATAACTCGGCGGCAGCGCATTCGCTCTCGCATATAAATGCACGCATACCCGTTCCGCCTTCAACTCCGGCAGCGAGTCCGCGAGAATCGCAAAGCTTGAATCAATCATGTGCAGCTCCTTTGCGTTCTCCAACAGCCCCCAATACGCGAAGATATTCTCCGTTGCCTTCGCGTCCGGTCGCACAATCTTCATGCCGCACGGCAATCTGTTCGCAGGTATCGCAAACCCGCGCGCCGCGTCGTCATGCACAAATGCATAGTCCTCGCGCGGCCTGCTCAACTCACAACTCGGCTGTCGCGAGCATCTGAACTCATTCCATCTGAGCTGAAAATCCAGTCCTGCTTGCACGTACATGCTCCTGTCCCACGACTTGTGGTCGTAACACTTGCGATCTCCATACATGCCCAGGCATAGCACGCGCTTCCCGTGGCTCTTAACATGTGCGGTCATCTGATCCGCGAGATCATCGTCGCTCAAGCCCCGGTCATTCTGCGTGTTTACCAGCGCGATGCGCGTGCAATCGCGGAACATGAACGCCAGGCTCGTTTGATTGTGCGGCTTGCACAGCACCGTTACGTCGTGATCTTGCGCGAAGTGGCGCGTAAGCGCGTTGCACACGAGATGATCGCCCAAGCCGAGATGACCTCTTATCAAAATCTCTTTCGTCATTCCGCATACCTTTCATTTACCCTCATCATCCAATGCTCCGGGTGCGGCAAATCATCCGTGCCTACCACCTCGCCCACGAATCGGTCTCCGTTTATCCCGCCGGGAAACGGCTTCGCTTCCGGCCATAGTGCCCGCGAGCAAGAATCATGCTGCAAGCAGCTCTTCTTCGCGCCCGGCCAAACGCGCTGCGCTAAAAAAGCTTGATCCAATCCATAGCTTGTTTTCCAGATATAAGGGCGCGCGCAAAGCTTGCTCTTGATGATCGCTTCTCTCATGCTCGGCTTGATCAATCCTCCTTTCGCGCCCCACATACCGGCTCCCATAGGCAGCCAGTGGTGCGGATGATCGCGCATTACATGCCAGTCGAGCCCGCCGTCAATCCACGCGCCCACGGCAAGCGCTTCCCGCAAGCACAATCGAGAGTCCGCGTCCCTCACGATAAACCGCTCCGCGTCGTCCATCACGCAGAACCGCCAGAACACAGCGTCCGCGATCCCATCGACCGGCCCGCGCAATTCCACACCGATCTTCTTCAACGTCGCCGTCACAACCTTCGGCACGTCCGGCGCTGCGTAGCACACCACTTTCCACCCTGGATAGACGGAAGGCGCAAGCTCCGCGTTCTTTATCATCCCGTGCGTGTAAAGCGGATTGGAGCCGAAGAGGGAGAAGGAGATAATGCTGCTCATGCTAGAAATTACTGATCAAACTCGGCATCCCGTTCTTCGCGTAAAACTCAATCGCCCGGTCCCGATTCCACATTTTCGCCGCGCTGTTCTTATGCTTATCGCTCGTCCATGACCGATCATGTATCTCATGCAGCACGTATCCTTTATCGATTTCGCACGCCGGAATCAATTGTTCCCAATTGAGCTTCGTGGTAAACACGCCCGCGTCTCTTCTAATCATCACCGCAAGCACAAGGTCAAACTCAACCTCTCCGAGAAAGAAATCCGGTATCTCATTCCACCAGCGCAGCAACCACCGCTTCTTAAACGCGAACAAATCCCGTCCAAGATCATGCACGCCGCGCTGCGCCAGGACATTCGGCTCCGTTTCATACAGGCTCTTCTCGACCTTGTTGAAATTCACCCGAAAGCTTCCGCAGGCGCTCACATGTTGCAGCTTCTCTTCAATCGCATCCAGCACTAACGGATGCAAAATCGTGTCGTTGTTCGTCCACAGGATCACATCGTCTTTATCGCGCGCGCATGTCATCGCCGGAATCAGCACATCCTTTACATACGGCAGCGCCCGCTCATCGCCCACCTCCCGAGCATCCCTGGGATAATCGCACTCCCACACGTGCGCGGGTTTGAGCTTGCCTGCTTTGTAAAGCCTCTCCCACGAGCGCAGCGCTGCCTCCGTGCGCCTCTGCGCTCCTTTATCACGCTGGCTGTGCATCTCCACAGCGTGAAATAATCTCAATGGCTCGCGCGTTACCAGCGTCGTCGCGTAACTCGCCTTCTCCCCATGTTCAATTGCCACTTGCAATTTAAACGCCATGCAGAGTTGCGGAATCGTCGCCTCTGTGTCCTTGCGCAACAGCGAGATCAATGTTCCGTCCTTGCAGCGATGAAACAGTCCCGTAGCCCTCGGCACATCCTCCAGCGTCATCGCGTTGCGCGGTTGTCCGCTCGTCTTGCGCTTCACAAACGTGGGAGGCAGTCCCTTCTCGCCGATAAAATTCCAGATCAGCTTTGTGTGGCTCGTCATCGGCAGCACGAGATCCGTCATCGCCACGTCCCACGCCCGTCGCGTCTTGTTCTGCACGGTGATTTTGAGCAGCTTGTCCAGCACGTTCTTGTCGCCCGGATAAACCGCCACGCCACTGAGCATCCGCTCCGGCAAACCCTGCTTGTCCGGCACAACCACCTGTCCCATGAAAAGCGCCTTGTTGCGCGTGTAGATCCTCTCAATCTCGCCCAGCCACGTGGAACGCATCGGCACGCAATCCGGCTCCAACCACAGCCACGGAGCGATCACGCCCGCTGTTTGCGTGAGATGCCTCAGTGCCGTTTCAAACATCCAATTTGGTCCGATCGGCCATTTCTCCGTGGACAGTTCAAACGGCGTCGCCACGCTCTTCACGCTCTTGAAGCAGCGGCGCGCGACCGAGTAAAGCTTCGAGCACTCCATGTCCGTGAGCTTGCAGTCACGCACAAGCAGCGCGTCATTCTCCTCGCATCGCCCTAGCTCCTCGATCCAGTCGAGCAAGTTCTCGGCGAGTTGCAAATCCGAGCGGCAGAATGGAAGGACAACGAGGAGTTTCATGGTTTGATCCAGCACCGGGCGTCAAGCGCTTCCATCTCTTCGCTCGTCATCTGTTTCCGAATCATCGCCATCGGTTCGAAAACCTTTAGTTTCAATTCGCAGCCGCACGCTCCGCAGATATTCAGCCGTTCGTCGAAGGAAGTCTTCAATGTCATGCTGGATCTCATCTCGAACGCGCGCGTCACCCATTTGGCGAAGCTCCCAGTCAAGCTCTCGTACAAGTGCGATGATTCGTTTTTCGGGCAAGTCGAGCAGATGCTTGCCCTGTGCTCCGCGACGCCCTTTCCAACCGGTTCCGCTCCGTTGATCCACCATTCCGTGATCCTTTTTGTTCCCGTGATGAGTCGATTCATGGTTTCTTGCGCTTCCTGACGCAGCCTTCGCACGTGCTAGGCTCTTGCGCTCTCACATGCGCAGCCGCCATCTCCGCGTCCATGTCCTTGCACCACGCGCCGTCGCCAAGCCGTTTGCACGTGTAAGCCTCCATCAAGTGCTTCGCGTCATTCGCGTTCAACGCATGTGCGGGGTTGCTTGTCCAATGCTTTTTGATCTGTTCGACGACGATCCCGTGTGACTGCAATGGCTCGGGCACTTGCCACTTGCACTTCGGGCATTTGTAGCGCCAGCCGCCTGGCGGATGCTTGCGTTTGTTAATCAGCGTGAGCATGTTAATTGTCGTCTCCGCTTCCGCGCCTGATCCAGTAGCTTATCAGCAGCGCGACCACAAAACTGATCACAAACCATGCGCCGAGTATGACAAGAAACTCTTTCATGCCGTCAATTGCAGCTTCTTCCACTTCTCCTCGCGTGTATCTTTAAGCTTCCAGAGCCACTTGAAATCGCGCTTCTTCTGCGCTTCTCCCTCCAGCTTGCCAAGCGGGAATCCAAGCCTTCTTGCGCCTTCGAGCCCTACAACCAAAGCATCTGTGGTGTCGGGAGAGCGCCCGAGCCTTTTCTTCATCTCCTTCTTCGGCTCTGCTTCCATTTTGTTGCCCTTGACGATGCTGTAGAGGCGTAAGCTCGCTTCTTTAGCTATCGCCTCTGTCAACCCGCGCAATTGATCTGCCTCTGTCGTGTATCGAAGCGTGAACCAAAGCTCAGTCACAAACTTCTCAAAGACATCCACGCATGGCAGCAAGTCCCCTTTATGCGGACCTTCCATGTATTTACGCCCTATGAAGTTCGGCCTGTTTGTAGCCTTCCCGCCGAACTCGACCGACTGAATCTCCACACTCCAAATCCTCATGCAAGCCGCGGTGAAACTGCTCCTGCCCGTGCCGTCATAGAAGAATCTGCGTGGTGGGATATTCAGTTTATGGCACTCTTCCATGATCGCAGCGGCCAGTCGATCCTCTTGCGTACCCTCGCCGCGTTCCGTGAGATCGAATACTTTCGGCAGCGTCATTAAAGCGATTCTCCATTTGTGCTCCACATCTTTGCCGAATACTAGCGGAATCCCTACGCTTTTATCGCCATGCTCCAATGTGTAACTGATGTCGGCGCAATAGAGTGTTGTTAACTCCCCGCTTCCCCACGTCACAGAATCATAGGCGTTGAACTGCTCGCATATTTGTTTGGTGATGATCCGCATCTCCAGCGTCCCACGCGGAATCTTCCCGCCCGCCATCATGTTGTACAGCGGCGTGCCTTTGCCGTAGTTCTGCTCGCACTCCATTAAATGGTTGCGCCCGATGAGCTTTTTGAACGGCTCTTGTCCCTCTGGATAATCCAGATTCGGCGAGTCCTCCCCCGGCAACTGAATCGCAACGCTCTTGAACAATTTCGTTTTGTAAACCCGAGCTTTGTCCGAGTCGCTAATTGCGTCCCATCCTTGATCAGGCTCAGCCGCATCACCAAGAGGCGTGGAGAGATCGCCAAGGTTTCCGAGCGCGATGAAAAGTGATCCGTCATTCGCGGCTAGATTCGCCATCGAGCGCCCAATCGCGTCCGGCATGAGATGATATTCGTCTGCGATCACGATCACGCGATCGTTCTTAATACCCACGAAGTCGCCTAGTCCGACCCACTCAGATCCCTTCTTCACAGGCCGTCCAATGATGCCATCGCGAAACTCGCGTCCCTCCACTTCGCGCCCATCCGTCGTGAGCATTTGCGCGCTGTCCACAAGCACTCCGGGCAGCGCTGGATATCGCTCCTTCCCGCGCCGCCAAATCATCTTGATCTCGCCCCAGATGCGTAGATTCAGCATCTCCCGCGTCGTGGTCGAGACCAGCACCGTTGTCCCGCGCGGCATGGCACTGTAAATCGCCCACGCGTACAAACTCGCAATAAAAGTCTTCTGCGAACTCGCGGCTCCAAAGATCGTCACGCGCCTGTGCCCGGCGCACAGCTCCCTCAAACACATCTCGCCCCACCGGTGCCAGTAAATCCACGGATGAACCTTGTGCGTCAACTCCTTGATATGATGCGCGAGCCCCATGCCGCATTGCGTTCCATTGGGCTCCGTCCAGCGTCCTCCTTTGCGAATACACGAAAGCTCGATCGCCACAGGCTCTGGATTCGACCATTCGCAACCGTATTTGATGACGCCGCCAGCCATTCGCGCTTAGGCTTTGATCAAGCACACTGAAGTTACCAACTCGGTGCAATACTTGCGCAAGTTAGTTCGTGCGTCGCGCGGCGTTGAATTCCACTCTCTATAAAGCTCTCGCTTGCGTCCTTTTGTCAAAGAGGCGCGCTGTCTTAACAATCTAGCGGTGCGTCCGTTCATTTCCCGCAACCATAAACCTCGAAGGCTTACAAGTCAACGCTTTAAATTCGCGTGACGAGCGAAGCGCGATGCGCTAGATTGCTCCTGGCATAGCGAGCTATTAGAGAGAGACATTATGTCGCAAGCGATCCCGAGCCCAGTTGACTGCTGTACGCCCTGCCCAGACGACATCACCACGCAGCTTCCGGGACCACAGGGCGCGGCGGGCGCGGCGGGTACCAACGGCACGAACGGCGTCAATCCTTTCACGACGCTTAGCAGCGGTTTCACTGTGCCCGCTGAACTTGCCACAGTTCAAATCACCGTAGCGACTACAAGCTGGATGGTGCAAGCGCAAGGCGCGGTTGAAGGCCAGATACTCTACATTCAGTTTGCCGGGCATTACGAGGTTGTCACGGTGGATAGCGCCGTGCTCGTGACGGTGCGAAATCTTGAAGATGCGGCGAATAGTCTTTACACCGACAATGCGCCTCCAGCCACAGCCATCCCCACCGCCGGGCGCGTCTCCCCCGCAGGTTTGCAAGGCCCGGCGGGCACAAGCGCGGGCGCATCGTTTCTCATCGCAAACAATCTCTCCGAAGGCGTTGCGGCTACAATGCGCGGCAACCTCGGTCTCGGCACCGCCGCTCTCGGCACCACCGGCGTGGCCGACACCAATGTCCCGGTCATCAACGACGCGGCTGGTCTCACCGCCGGTGAAGCCGTATTTGCCACAGCAACGGGCGTTGAATCTCTCGCGGCAGGTCCTGCTCAAACCGCGCTTGGTCTCGGCACAATGGCGCTTCAATCCGCCGCTGCTGTAGCCATTACAGGCGGCGCGCTTAACGGCACTCTCGGATTAACTACACCGGCGGCTGCCGTTGTTACCACTCTCGCAGTTGGCACAGCCTCTCTTGTCATCGGCACTAACACTATTGCAGCCACTAATTTCTGGCCTGCAAGCGCAATTCAATCTCTTCTAGCTGCTACGACTGTTCTTCCCAACGCTGCCAAGATCAAAGTCGTTGGCAACGGCGGAGCGGTCGCACTCGTTGCCACACCCACAATCACATCTCCCGCTAGCGACGGACAACTCCTTATCATCCAAGGCACTAGCGATGTTAATACCGTTACATTTCAAGATGAATCCGCCCTCGCTGGTTCAATGCTTGAACTCGGCGCGGCATCACGTCTTCTCGGTCTTGGCGACATTCTCGTTCTCACGTGGGATTCGACTGACTCCAAGTGGTACGAAGTCTCCTTTTCGAACAACTAATCCGTGAGCCAATCCAACCCCAAGCTTCTCCACGACGGCTCGACCTGGATCACGCTCGGCATCAACAGCGGATCGTCTCCCGACGCTCTCCCCCGCAACCAACTCTCCTTTGCCGTCAACGCAACCATGCGCGGCGATAAGCCCCGCAACCGCCCCGGCTGGAGTCAGTTGCCTCTTACCTTCGTGGCCTATCAAGAAGGCACCGCATACGCGCAAACCGCCGCCCAAGTCCAAACCGCTTTCGAGGACGGGCTATTCCAACGCGCTGGCACTTACATCTGGAACGACTTCGCCACTATCCTCGCCAGCATAGGCGGGCGCATCTATGCAATCGATTGTTCCGCGTGGAACGTCACGGACATCACGATTCCGGGCGATCCTAATCCCGCCATCCGCCCACGCGCATGGTTCGAGCAAGGCGAGATGTTCTCCTTCATCCAAGACGGACAGAGCAAACCGCTCATCTTCGACGGTTCCGGCCTGCGCCGCTCAGATGTGACCAACAAAGAGATCCCCACGGGCACGCTGATGAAATATGCCCTTGGACGCATGACTGTCGTTCTCCCTGATGGACGCAGCTTCCTCGTCGGCAACATCGTGGGCTCCACGTTCAGCGGCTCGCTCTTCTACAACTTCCGCGATTCCATCATCAAATTCGACGAGAACGACTATCTCGACGGCGGTGGCGTCTTCTCCGCTCCACGCGAAATCACCGCTCTGGCCGAAGTCGCCACGCTTGACACCACTCTCGCACAAGGCCCGGTGCAAATCTTTACAACCAGCGGAGCCTATAGCGCAAACTACCCTTTCGACCGGGCGGAATGGCTCACCGTCACATACCCGCTCATCACAGGCTCGCTTCTCTCACGCGGTTCCCTTTCGCAAGAAGCCACGGTCAACGTGAACAACGATGTTTGGTATCGTTCCAGCGACGGTTTGCGTTCCCTCCGCATCGCTCGTCGCAACTTCGAGGGTTGGGGCGACACTCCGCTTTCACACGAGATCGAGCGCATCCTCAAATACGACACGCCATCATTGTTGCCCTACGCATCCGGCACGCTCTTCGACAACCGTTTGTTCATGACCTGTTCGCCGCAGTTCGTTCCCGATCACGGCGTCATTCATCGCGGCCTCGTTCCACTCGACTTCGACGAGTCATCCAGCATTGCCCGCGACGGCATCCCGGCTTACGACGGCCTCTGGACCGGCCTGCGCATCCTGCAAATCCTCACCATCGAGATCAATTCCATCCCGCGTTGTTTCGCTTTCGCACTCGATACCAACGACAAGATCGTTCTTTACGAGCTGTCGCTTGCCAATCCATCGGACAACTACGGCACGCCGCAGGAAACCCGCATCCCCTGGCTTGTCGAATACGCGCGTTTCGACTGGGGCGAGCGCGGTGTCGCTCAGCACAGATTCAAGAAGCTCATAGGCGGCGAGGTCTGCGTGAGCAATCTCAACGGAAGCTCCGACGCGGGCGGCCAGATCGACTTTACAATCCGCTACCGCGCCGATTCTTATCCCGTGTGGAGTGATTGGGCCTCATGGACTGAATGCGCTGATCGCGTCTGCGCCCCCATCTTTTGCGAAGAGCCCAACCAACTCCAGGCCCGTGTCCCGATGCGCTTACCCGATCCACCTGAAGTTTGCGAAGCCTATGTGGGCGTCAACAGCGGCAAAGGCACGCCAAAGCTCACAAAATATGGCTTCGCTTTCCAAGCCCGCGTCGAGGTCATCGGCTCCGCGCAGCTCGAATCCTTGCGTCTCACCGCCATCGACCTGCCCGAGCCTCTTTACGACGCCTGTCGCACAACCGAACCATGCCTCACGCTCCAGGCTTGCAATTCGGCCATATTCGGTTATGAAATAGCTTAGGCATAGCGAGCGAACGCACTATTGCCATGCCGTTGTCTCTCATCCCTCCCACGCTCCCGGAAGATTACTGCAATCTCACGCAACAAGAGCAGGTCAACACGCTCATTAGCGGAACACAGATCGTTGGCGTTGGCGCTGGCGGCGTAATCACCAGCAACTCCATTCCCGGCGTCAACGACCGCGACAAACTTTGGGCGTATCTTCGCGCATCCGGCCAATTCTCCGGCTACATCTTCAAGTATCAAGGCGACTGGCTTGTGGAGCACGAGGAGGTTGCCAGTGGAGATGCGCGTCGTCTTTACATGGGCACGACCACGGATTTGCTTACCTATGACGGAGGCGCCAACGTCGCTGTCACCGATCGCACGGGACCGATGTGGGAGGTGGATACCGTGTTCAATGGGCGCTCTCCGATGGGGCCGGGCGCGATCCCATCCAGCGACCCGGCGAAGACTCTCGCACTCGCGGAGCAATACGGCTCTGGCTCCGTCACGCTCACGTCCGCTCAAGCCTTTGCTTTGCAGTCTCATCAGCATGTGCTTGGCAGATTCGCAGCGATTACAAACGACGACGGTTATTTCACCTTTGGCACTACGACGCCTCCATACGCTGACGCCGTCAATCTCGTAGGCCGCCCTATCACGGGCGATACAGGCATCTCCGCTACCAGTCCGCTCTCCGCGCTAGCGGGAGAATATATGATATCTGGCGAAGCCTACGATCCCGCTAGTGGCAATCCCGCTTCAAGTATCACCAACGCCGCGCACCAAACCACCCACCCTGTCGTGGGCTGTTACCTCATCAAGCGCACGGCAAGAATTTACAGAACTCCAGCCGACACATGAGACTCACTGTAGGATCCATCATCAACAATCCGCGCGTGCTCGCATCCATCGGTGGTTTGTGCCCCGGCGACCCGCGCGCTCTTGCATGGCTCAATGAAGCGGAAGCGATGATGTTGTCATACGGACGCTGGTGGGGTTCGATCCAACGTGCGCAGTTTTGCGTGTCCGAGGGCTGTTTTTCTTTCGGACCCGAGATCGAGACCGTCGAGCAAATCGCCGTCAACGGCCAGCCCATCGGCATCGTCACGAACTGGTATGCCTTCACGCAAACCCTCGCCAGCGTCAAGCAATGCGCGTGTTCGACTGGCTGCGGTTCCTCGCTCCGCTATCCCTGCAATCATCTTTACGTGGAAGACCACGGCACAGCCGTCAGCGACACCGTCACCAAAGGCTCGAACAAAGTGCTGCGCTTCTACCCGCAAACCGCTGACGTGGGTAAGAAGATCATCGTTCAAGGCTACGATTCCAACAACATTTGGGTGCGCACGAGCATAGGCGGCTCGATCTCCGACGGCGAAGAGATCACGCTCGCGCTTCCCTTCACCGACACCGTCACCGTATGGTATCCCGGCTCGCCCACCGGCATCATCAAAGACGAGACCGACTACCGCGTTCTCATGCACTCCTACGACACGAGCACGACGCTCGAAGTGCTGCTCGCGACCTATCAACCGTGGGAGACGCTTCCAACCCGGCGCAAGTTCTTCATGCCGTATTTCAGCAGTGTGCCTGGCAATTCATGTTGCTCCTCAACCACGCCCAAAACCGTCACCGCCATCGTCAAACTCGCGCACACGCCGCTCGTTAACACCAACGACTGGTTGCTGTTTGAGAACGCCAACGCCTACAAAGCCGCGCTCATGGCCATGAAAGCGCAGGAAGAAGGCTTCGCAGACCGTTTCAACTACTACTTCTTCGGAGTCGCAGCCTCTCCCGCCAGTAATCGCGGGCCTTATCGCGCCCTCAGTCGCGGTGGCGCCATCCCTCTGCTCCGCGCCGAGCTGCGTTCCAAGACCGGCGATCGCACAGACGCCTTCGTTATTCGAGAGGCTACGAACAGCTTGCCATATTCGCTCGCGGGCTTTATCTAAATGCCGTGCGCCGCTTCTTCATCATCGGTCCCGCTCGTTGCCGCACCGCATGGCTCGCCGCTTTCCTTTCCCACGGCACAACGCATTGCTTCCATGAACTAAGCCGCCTCGCATCGAGTTTGGAAGACTTTCACGCCAAACTAAACGCTTCTCCGCATACCGTAGTAGGCGATTCCGACTCTGGTCTTTGTCTCAACATCAAGCCTATCCTCGATGCATATCCCGATGCTCGCTACCTTCTCATCGACCGCCCGTTTAGCCACGTGGTCAAGAGCTTTGAAGCATATTTCAACACGCGCCTTCCCCGCGAGGCATGGGAAAAACTTCTCCGCATCTACTGCACCGCACGCTCCACTGTCTCTGCCCACCCCAACGCCCGCTGTGTCCTCTTCGCCGATCTTAATGACGAATCCACGATCAAATCCGTCTGGGATTTCTGCACATTCGGCTCGTTTTGGCGCGGCGATCACTACGATCTTTTCAAAGACCTTGTAATTCAAGTGCCACGAGACTATGATTTAACGCATAAAAGCGGGTTTCTCGATGAACTCGTGCAACTCGGTTTAATGAACGCATAAAATGCCAGCTATTGCATTAGGTCTAGGCGCACTCGCAATCGGCGGCGGCTCATTCCTCTCAGGCCGAGGCGCAAAGAAAGAAGCCGCGAGCAAGCAAGCTTTCCTTCGCGACGCGGCGAGCAAAGTCCCGCTCGATTATCAAGCAGAGATCAGTCAATATCTCAAGGACATTGGCAAGCTCGGTCCCGCAGCGACCAAAGCCGCTTCCACCACGGCCACGGCGGATCAAGACGTGCTGGATGCTTTGCGTGAAAAATCCGCTCCCGGCTCCGCTGGACGCCGCGACAAGATCCTTTCCATGATTGACTCTTATCTTGCGGGCGAGCTTTCTCCTGAGATGCAGCGTGGCATTAGCAGATCCAGTGCTGCTCGCGGAGCCGCCCGCTTCGGCAATCTTGGAGGCTCGATCCCACTCCGCGCCGAAGCCGCCGCTCTCGGACGCGCCACCGAGCAGCAGCAACAAATGGGCATGCAAGCGCTCGGCCAGTTCAACTCACTCTTCCCGTCCGCGCAGCCTATCTCCATTCTCAACTTCCTCGGCGGCACGGGCACGCAACGGCTGGCGGCACGCGGACAGGAACAGTCGCAGATGGCCAACATTCTCAGTGGCATGCCCGGCACGCCAAGCATGATGTCTTCCTACGGCAACGCTCTCACGCAAGTCGGCGGCATGGCGATGGGCGCTGGCATGATCGGTATGGCGGCAGGCGGTATGCGCGGCATGGGCGGCGGCGTATACAATCCAACATCCGCAACACACTTCAACACTTTTCCCGGACGCTAGCATGCCAGCCATCATCAACGGATTCAACGCAGGCGCGAGCGCATGGAGCCGTGGTTTGCAGATCCGGCAGCAGCGCGAAGAACTCGGCCAACGCCGCGAAGAGAGCAAGTTCGACCAAGCCTACAAAGAGCGGGTGTTGAAAGGCCAGCAGTCGCAGCATGATCTAGACTCACGCATTGCCGAGATCAACTTCCAAGAGAAGCGGCGCGCGCTCGTTGAAAAGCGGCAGCTTGCTGAAGATCACATAATGGCGACTGACATTTCTGCCATCACCATGAAGAGCCTTCAGAGCGAGAAAGACCCGGACAAACGCGCGTTGATCCTAGCCGACGGCACCATGCGCGTGGCGGGACTGGATGAGTCCCAGGCAAAGATTTTACACAGCACGGGGCTGGAATACATCCAGCGCACATCGCCGTTTCAAGCGACGCCGATCCCTGGCACAGAAGCAATGGCGATTACGGGTGGAGGACTCACAAATCCTAGCATTCAAAAAAGCGATACAGGTTCGTCTTTCAGACAACTTATCAACGAGCGTAATACTGCTTTCGATTCCGGCAATGTAGAAGAAACTAAACTCTATGATGCGCGAATCGCTAAAGAAGTGGCCAGTTCTGGAATGCGCATCTCCACTAACCCAGACGGCACATTTACTTTTGAGCAAGGCGCACTCGCATCCAAAGACCCAAGCGCACTCACCGTCGGCACGAAAAGCAAATTGGAGCAGGAAGCGCTTTCCGGTCAAACCAGCATAAGCGAACTCGGGCGCTCAATCGAACTCATCAAAAAAAGTCCGTTAGCCATTGGCCCCACAGGCATCGTTCTTTCCGCTGTGGAAACTGCAAAAGGCATACTCGATCCTTTTGGCGACGATGAGATGCCCATTACAGCCACACGCGATCAACTCACGTTCACATTCACTCAAATTGCTGCGGCGCTCCGTGTTGACAGCGGCAACATGAGTCTTTATGAACGCAAGCAGTTGGAGCGCGCTGGAGACGTTACAAAGCTCTGGACCGCTCCACGCGAGGCCAAAGATAAATTTCAAAACCTCAAACGCGCAGTCATCGCCAAGCAGATGCGCAACTATAAAGCGCGTAACCTCCCGATAGCTGTCGATATTCTGGCTCAAGTAGAGGAATCAGAGTTTGAGGCCATGCTCACAAGCGGGTTGATTACAGCGAACGATGCTCGTCGATGGTATCAATTACAACAGCGTTAAAATGGCATCACTTCGAGAGCTTCCTTTGGACGATTTCATGGCGCGTGTAGGTGCATTGATACCCGCTTCATCCAACAACACAGCCATTTCCACCGTCGATCCAGAATCCCTCGGGCCAGAAGCGTCCTCCATGCGCGAGCAAGCCATGCAGCCTTCAGTGGATCTTGACGTGGATCTCGTTCAAGCCAAAGCAAAACGCGAATCATCCCAAGCGCAGATGGAGATTCTACGCGCAGCTCAAGCACGCGACGAAGGCTTTGGCATTCGCCCAGGCACTGATCTTAACCTAGAGAAAGGCGCTCCTCTCGGCGTGCGCGCTCGTCTCGGCTTGGATCAAAACCAATTCGAGCAATTCAAGTTGTTGGTGGAACAATACGGTGCGGAGAACGTGGACACGTCCGATGACGGGCGCTTTCTTCTGCGCAATCAGCCCGCCGAGGGAGGCGGCATAGAAGACCTCTTTGTAGATCCCGTGGGTCTAGACATAGGCGATGTGGCGGAGTTCAGCGGCGAGCTTTTCCCCATGATCAGCGGGATAATCGCCGCCAAGTTCGGGGGCAAGGTAGGCGCGACTGCGCTCCGTAGAGCAGGCTCCGCCATAGGCGCAATGGCAATCGGGGGTCAAACCGTTGGAGCCCTCCAAGATTCCATCGTGCGCGGTTACCGTCCCTTTAGCGATGTGGATGTTTCCGACATAACATTGCAACGAGGCAAACTCGCTTTGCGTGACGCAGCGTTCGGCTCTCTCATAGCGGGCGCAGGAAAAGTCGCCACGAAGATGCTGGAAATGCCCGGACTAGACGTAAATCTTTCCATGCGCAACATGCCGTCACGTCACCGTTTTGAAACCGCCACCACACGCGCCGCTGACAAACTCAAAGCTCAGACCGGCATCCGCTTCGAGCTGAGCCCCGCTCAAGCATCCGAACATACTCTGCTCGCGCGTTTGGAGAGCATGGTTGTGGGTCGCGTAGGCGCGGGCAGTTTCGTTGATCGCATCCGCGCTGTTCAAAACAAAGCGGAGAATGAACTCCGGCGAGTCGCGCTCGGCATGCCACGCACCATCACGGACGACGAGTTAATGTCTCTCTTGCCCAAAGCGGATGTGACGGGACAAAGCGTGCTCTCCCGACTCGGCACGGAAGCGCTGCGTCTCGAAGGCGACATAGCCAAAGCATCACAGAAAATCCAACGCATTGGCACGCAGGAAGCACAGCAAATCGCCCGCGTCAATCTCGCCACGCCATTCAGCACATCACAAATCGGCGCTGCCGCGCGCAAACGAGCCGTGGGCGACTTCAAAGCGTTCAAAGACCGCATGAGAGCGCGTTACGATGCGTTTCTTTCCAATCCGGCAATTAGCGAGCGAAACATCCCTGCCAACGCACTTGCATCCGCAGCCAAGAAACTAGAGAAAGAACTCGTGCCCGCTGTCGAGAAAGATGTGGTCAAGAAGAGCGCTGTGCTCGACAGATTCGGCAATCCCACACAGACCATCAAGCAACAAACCGAGCGCTTGGAGAGCTTTACTCCCGCCAAGGTGAAAAGCTTTCTAGACGAGTTAAAAGGACTCCAAAAAGGCCGCGTCTCCGTCAATGACCTCAAAAAGATTCGCACTTCGATAGACGATGCCGTAGCCGAAGGTGTGGCTATCCCAGGCACAGACATTCATCAGCTCCTTGTCATCAAGGAAGCCGTCAATGACAGCATCGAAACTGCGCTTGCAGGCATGGCCGACAAGACTCTTCTGCTGCAATGGAAAAAGCTCTCAGAGGACTTCAGCGCGGGCATGTCACGATTTGACAAGATCGGGATACGCGAAATGCTCGTGAAACAAGGAGAGCGCGGCTCTGTAGGAGACGCCCATATCGCCGAGAGCTTTCTCGGCAAATCCGCCAATCACTTGGATCAGTTTAACTCTTTCAAAGCCTTTTTCGGCAACAACAGTCCGGAATTCCAAAACATGCGAGAGTTGGCGCGCAAGAAGATTTTGCACGGCTCTTTGGCTGAGCGCACAGACTGGATCGACGGGCAATTGCTTCGCTCTAAACTTAGTGCCGATGCGTTACACCCGGAAATCGCCTCCGAACTCTTCGGCGCAACCAAAAAAGAACTCTTCCGCATCTCAGACGCGCTCTCTAAAGCACAAGGCAAGATCGGCATAGACGATCTAGACAAGCTTGCTCAATCTGGAACTTTAACAGCCAAAGAGATTCCAGCACTCATTGCAGCCGAAGCCGCGCGCGCCGAAGCCTACGGAAACAAGCTCATCAAAGCGGCAGCCAACGGCACGATCCATGCGGAGAAGATCAAGCCAAGCGATTTTATTCGCTATCTCACCAACATGGACCCGGATGACTCCGCACGGATTATAGGCTTGTTGCGTGATCGTCCCGAGCTACTCAAAAGCGTGAGCCAACTCGGTGTGGAGGACATCTGGTCCAAGATCCGCATTCGCATCGACAGCGGAGAGCAAATTTCGCAAAAGCTTCTCAAAGACGTTCTCGGGACAGAGACTCAGCAGCGCACCTGGCAGAATATCATCGGCAACGATACGGTAGCGGCGCTAAACACTATGGTCGATTTGCTTGCTTCCCGCGAAAAAAGCACTGCATTCAAAGGCATGGGCAAGTTGGGCGGCGCGATGGATTTATCCAACCTGTTCCTACGCGGCGAGGTCGGCAGCCTGCCGGATATAGCAGGACGCTTCCTCTTGGGTGTTCTCTACAGCGGCCCTTTCAAGCGAGCTGTCACCAACCTGGCCACATCCAGCGACCGAGGGCGATTCTTAAACTCTGTGATTGCCAGCACGCCGTTCATTGAGGCTGTGATAGATCAATTTGGCACGGATGGCGCGATGCCCATCATGCAAGTGTTTCGTGAAATGATCGAACCAATGCAAGAACTTGAGATGAAAGAGCCAAGTGACTCTTTGCGCAAGCTCTCAGCGGAGGACTTTGACAGGAAGATCGCGGAAATGTTAGAGTAGCCATGCCCACCGTCAGCGCCAAGCAAGACCGCTTCTTCCGTGCCTGCAAGTCCAGAAAGAGCCGCAAGCGCATGAAGAAGAAGTGCCCGAGCGCCAAAGTAATCAAGGAGTTCCTTGGCAAGAGTTAGAGCCACGCACAAACTCCGGCCACACGATAATCTTTGATCGCGCTGTATCACCGCAGCATCGAGCCGCGTGCGCGCGAAGCCTGCCTTTTGCGTAAAGCTACGCGCATTCCATACTCGCTGTGCTTGTTTAACCGTCAAAGACTCGGCCCATTAGTCCACAAATCCTCCATCTCCACGTGCGTCAACGTCCCGTTCCACACGCTCAAGTCATCCAGATCCGCCGAGCAAAAACCACCAAGCCCGCGCGGCGCGCTCCATCTCGCGCCGAGCACGCTCATTGGCAGCGGGAAACTCACAGCCAGGCGGTCTCGGAAGATCGCGTCCACATAAAGACTGATCCCGCTGCCATCCCGCGTGAAAGTCAAAAAGTGCCATTCGTTTAGCGGTATCCTGTAAGCAAACGCATAGTCTCGCGCTCCATACACCGTCAATCCCACGTGTCTAAACCTCTCGCCTGTGTTCACGCTCTCCAGCGTGATCGCGTATTTCTCATCACTTAGCAGCACCATGCCCCACGGACCCTCGACACGCTTAACCCATACGGACAAACTCCACACGCCTCTGACAGGCGCGAGACTCATAATCTCGGCACGATTCCCGCGAAAAGCGTAACTCGTCCGCGTTTGCCCGCCGTTTGTCACCTCATTGCCGTCGAAATACTTGAGCAATTCAGCGGCATTCAATTGAACCGCCGCTATTAGCAGCGCCATTATCTTCTTCATACTCACTCCTGTTGTTTATGTTTATCGCACTCTCTCTTGTTAAAATAGCAGCTCCGTGGTTTTCGCGATTAGCGCTGCTGCCATTGGCGCTTTTGAGGCGTTAGAT